AGGGGCGATGACTGGGAGTTTCGCCATATGGATGGGAGCAGAGAAGTCCGAACCCAAAAGAATGGAGAGGGAAGAACGATGAGAAGATATTTTAAAAGATTATGGTGTGCATTGATAAATAGGAAATGCCATGAAGATTGTGACTGTGTATAATGATAGGCACACTACTTAGTTCAGTAACGAGTTTAGCTTCATCATACATAGATGGTAAGACAGCCATACAGAAGGCTGAAGCTACTATCAAGATGAAAGAAGCCACTGGTGAGATAGACTGGGACTTAGCTGCTATGAGGGCATCCCAAAGCTCTTGGAAGGACGAATGGCTTACATTGCTATTCAGTATTCCTCTGATCTTGAGCTTTTGTGGGTCATGGGGCAGGGGTGTAGTAGCAGACGGATTTGAAGCACTGGCAGGTATGCCACAGTGGTATCAGATTGCACTGGGAGCTATTGTAAGTGCAAGTTTTGCCACACGGTCTGCAGGTAAGTTTTTTAATAATAGGAAAAAGTATGGCATTTAAGTTATCAAGTAGAAGTTTAGGTAAACTAGAAGGTGTAAATCCTTTATTAGTGGACACAGTAAAACGTGCTATAGAAGTAAGTTCTGTGGACTTTGGAGTGATATATGGTGTTCGTTCTTTGGCAGAGCAAAAAAAGTTGTACAAGGCAGGACGATCACAGACGATGAAGTCTCGCCACTTACTACAGCAAGACGGTACGTCACATGCTGTCGATTTAATGGCTTATGATGGTAGCGACCCAAGTTGGGACATTGTGATGTATGACAATATAGCAGACGCAATGAAAGAAGCAGCGATAGAAACTGGTGCAAAAATTTGTTGGGGAGCCGCATGGCATATAAATGATATAGCCGAATGGAGTGGCACTATGGAACAAGCTATGAACGCTTATGTAGATTTACGTAGGAGTTCTGGGCGTAGACCGTTTATTGACGGTCCTCATTTTCAACTGTCAACATGACATCAAAGGTACGCAAAACAAAAAAAGACACCATGAAAGGTATGTCTATTAAAAGTGGGGACAAGCGACCTACTAAGTCAGGGGCAGGTATGACTGCCAAAGGAGTTGCTAAATACAATAAACGAACAGGTGGCAACTTAAAAACAGCAGTCACAGAAAGTAAACCTAGCAGTAAAGCGAGAGCAGCCAGAAGAAAGTCATATTGTGCTAGAAGTGCAGGACAGATGAAAAAGTTTCCCAAGGCAGCTAAAGACCCAAATAGTAGACTACGACAAGCTAGAAAAAGATGGAAGTGTTAAATGGCTAGACAACTTACAGAAAAACAACAGAAGTTCTTAGATGTATTATTCGATCAGGCAGGTGGTGACATAGGTTCTGCTATAAAGCTTGCAGGATATGCAGAGGGTGTAAGTCCTTCTCAGATGGTTACAGCTTTGAAAGAAGAGATACTAGAAGCCACACAAACGTATATGGCACGTAATGCACCGAAGGCTGCAGTAGCTATAACAAGTAGCTTGGACGATCCTACACAGTTAGGTATACGAGATAGAATGTCTGCTGCTAGAGAACTACTAGATAGAACTGGTTTAATTAAAACAGAAAAGGTTCAAGTAGAAACATCAGGAGGGGTTATGCTTATGCCCCCTAAAAATAAAGAAGAATGAGAAACAGATCACTAGGCAAGTGGAAGCTACCACAGCCTACAGATTTAAAAGACGATAACGAGTGGATGCCCATACCACGTATTGCACGAACAATACCATTTGGGTATGAGCTAGATCCTGAAGATAACAATTTATTAAAACCTATAAAGATAGAGTTAGATTTATTAGAACAAGCAAGGAAGTATATAAAACAATACTCGTACAGACAAGTTGCTAACTGGTTATCTAAAAATAGTGGGCGAGACATATCCCACGTAGGTTTGATGAAAAGATTAAAGAATGAACGACAACGACAGAACCAAGCTCTCAGCCTACGCAGATGGGCAGACTATGCCCAAAAGGCGATCCAAAAAGCCGAAGAAATCGAAGAAAGTAGAACAGGAGCAAAGCAAGATTCAGAAGTTAGCCCTGCCTGAAGAAGAACTTTTACCAATAGAAGAAGCACGTAATGTTATTTTTCAGCCTAACAAAGGACCACAAACAGAGTTTCTTGCAGCAAGTGAAAGAGAAGTTCTATACGGTGGATCAGCAGGAGGTGGCAAGTCCTACGCAATGTTGGCAGACCCTTTGCGTTACATGGGACACCCATCGTTTAGTGGGCTACTACTACGTCATACCACAGAAGAGTTAAGAGAACTTATATTTAAAAGTCAGGAACTCTACCCAAAAATTTGGAAGGGTATTAAGTGGTCAGAACGAAAGATGCAATGGGTTGCTCCGTCAGGAGCGAGACTATGGATGTCCTACCTTGATAGAGATGATGATGTCCTACGTTATCAAGGACTAGCGTTTAGTTGGATAGGATTTGACGAACTTACGCAGTGGGGAACACCATTTGCTTGGAACTACATGAGATCACGTTTACGATCTACGTCCCCTGACTTACCTGTGTATATGAGAGCTACAACAAACCCCGGAGGACGAGGACACCACTGGGTAAAGAAGATGTTTATTGACCCT